CCATGATTGAAAAAATTCCTCCAAAAGGTGTGAGTTTCTCAGATTTAATTTGTATCTTTGCCACCGAATAAAGTTACTCGTTTACAAATATACGATAAATATTTGAACGAAGCAACGGGAAATAGATAAAAAAGAAAGGAAAACAAGATGAAAGAGTTTCTGAGAATCATGTGTGAGGACATGGACCGTGAAGGTTTCACGGCTATGGAATATTTGTGTTACGGGCTTCTGGCACCTGCCGGTCTATGTGCCGTGCTGCTGCTTGCCGGGACCTTTCTAAATTGATAAGCGATGAAGAAGGATGTATTGGGACCACTATTCAGAAGCGTCGAAGAGGGACAGATCAAGTATCTGGAGCCGGACGCTTATAACCTCAAATCGCTTCGCACCAAGAGCGGGAAGCTGAACCGTGCCGTGGGCTACCATAAGTACACGGTGAGCGAGGATCTGCTTACCAAGAAGGTGCGCATAGCATGTTTCAAGAAAGGAGAACGGTTATGATCAACATCACCATGAAAGATCTGACATGGCTCATCAGCCATGCGGTGGACGCAGGTGTACAAGAGTACATGAAAGGCATTGACCCGAGTCAGGACAAGATGAAGAAGTCGCAGGCTGAGCGCTTTCTGAAGGAGAGAGGCTTTCGGCCGGTGATGCTCCTCAAATGGGCTGAGGCCGGACTGCTGCACCCGGTGAAGTCGGGCGAGACGCAGAACTGCGCGGTCTATTACTCCAAGGCTGAGATCAAGAAGGCTATCTGCATTGTGAAGGCGAAGGAAATTTGTAACAACTAAAAACCGAGCATCATGGAAGACAGCGAAAACGGATTGAAACACTATGTGCTTATGGAGAGCTATCACAAGGCGCTGAAAAGACTCGTGAGAAACGGAGACTACAGCCGCTATGGTAAGATGATGTTTGCTATCAGCGAGTTTGTGCTATATGGCAACGAGCCGGATGTTGAGGCTCTGGACTTCGACGAGGGGATGCTGATGGCTTGGGACTTACTGGCGCCCAACATTGCCACCACACGCAACAAGGCCATGGCAGGGCAACAGGGCGGCAAGAGTGGCAAGGGTACCGTGCGCAACAGCGGCAACCGTTTTGCTGCTAAGTCTGACGCTGACGAGCAGACAAAAGCACCGTCACAAGAGGAAGAAGAAGCAAAGCAAAAGCAGACAGAAACGACCGAGCAAAGCAAATCAATAGCAGAACAAAAGCAAAACAAAAGCAAAATAAAAGCAGAACAAAAGCAAATCAATACGATAAAGGATATGGATATGGAGAAGGATAAAGGAGGTGGAGGAGGAGATGCGCACATGCGTGCGCGAGAGACACCGCCGCCGTCGCCGACTCCAGTGCAAGAGCTGCTCAGTCTGGATCAAAGCATTGAAGCACTGGCGAGGTCGGATGTGTGGCTCGACAACCTGCAAGCGCTTCACCGCATGACCAAGGCCGACATGGTGAGGCTGCTGCCACGCTTCAAGGCTGAGTGTGTGGCCAACGGCAAGGATAAGCCACGCACGCTGGAGGATGCCAAGGCGCACTTCAACAGCTGGCTGCGCAAGATCCGCGAGATCGGAAGGGATCGAGCGGCACGTCAAGGACAAACAGAACAGTCCGACATCGCCGCCGCCGAGCAGAGGGAGCGTGAGCGCATACAGCGTGAGCAGAAGAATCAGCGCGACCGGGCCAATGCGATACCGTTCGCTGAGTACAAGAGGCAGAAACAAGCACTGATGAGGCATGAAGCAGCTGCAAGTACCGTTGGCGTGCCGTGACTGTGCGAGCGGACGCAACTGCATCAACGGACGCTGGTGTACGAAGCTGAGACGGTATGTCACGCATATCAGCGCGGCACCGTGTGAGGACAACATCATCAACCAAACAAACAAAGCATGAAAGCAGAAGAATTTTTTGCCCTCGTCGCTAAGATGCGGGACAAGCAGAGAGAGTATTTCGAGACGCGTCGCAAGTCGACGCTTGTTGAGGCTAAGCGGCTTGAGCACGCAGTCGACAACGAGATTTACAGGGTCAAGGCCTTGCTGATACAGGGGGGCAGTGAATAAAAAACGCCCCTACCCCAGCCCGAAACCCACCCAGCACTCACGGGAAGGCACGAAACCGAGAATTTGAGCCCCGTTTTGGGGTAGCAACGGGGGGGGTAGCAACGGGGGGGGTGTAGCAACGGGGTGTAGCAACGAAGAAGCAGACAACGAAGAAGCAGACAACGAAGGAGCAAACAGCGATGAAGAAACAAGAAGCGAAGAGCAAGACGATGGAAGGCGTGAGCGGCGGACGGACTGGCGTCGGGAGCGGCGTGATCGGCGGACGGACTGGCGACGGGAGCGGCGACGTGAGCGACGTGAGCGGCGGACGGAGCGGAAACGAGAGCGAAAGCCAGGGCAACTACCGTAACAAGCGGGTGACGGTGAGACTCACAGAGGGGGAGTTCGAGCTGGTGATGCGGCTGGCGAAGCGTGGCAACGTGGTGCATGGCAGCGGGTGTACGGTGAGCGACGTGCTGCGTGGTTTGATATTCTCATCGCTGAGCAGTCTGTTGGTGCTGTTGGACGGTGGCATGGCTGAGAGGCTTGTGAAGTCGGTGACCGGGAATGCGCTGCGGAATGGCGGTGATGCGCTGCGGAACAGCGGAACGGAGAGCAAGAGCCGGACGGTGGAAAACAGGTCGAAGATCAGGTGCGGAGAAGATGATGACGAAGTGGATGGCATCGCGGACGTCGGCTTGGAGGTGCTCGATCTCTTCAAGGAATGTGAGCAGGACGGAAAGGAGAGAGAGTGGCCAGGGAATGTCAGAGAGAGACGATGACGGCATGGGACCACGGCACAGCCGTGGCAAACTGAACGGCTGGCGCACAAATGGCCGGATAGCCGGTGCCCATGAGCGACAAGGAAGGACAAAAAACGAGAGACGGAGGCACGATGAAGGACAAAAACGAGAGGCGGAGGCACGATGAAGGACAAAAACAAGAGGAGGAGACACGATGAAGGACAAAAACAAGAGACGGAGACACGATGAAGGACAGACGGAAGGCACAGAAGCTGTACAAGCATATCATCAGGGGGAAGAAATGGCATGAGCTGCGTGAGTGGTATATAGCCAGGCACCCGATGTGTGAGGAATGCGAGCGGAGGGGTATTTTGGACAGCCGGGCGACGGAGGTGCACCATCGACGGCCGATTGGCACGGGACACGACGAGGGTGAGATGCTGAGACTGGCGTACGACCCGGAGAATTTGGAGGCGCTGTGTCATGAGTGCCACTTGAGGGCGCACAAGGAAATGAAGCTCAGGCGGCGGTTCCGTGGTGAGATGCGTGAGATGGACTCGGACGTGGTGACGTTTTTGCGGGCGTTCGGGCTATAGTAAAGAAACTGTTTGAGAATCGGGACGAGAGATCGCCCCGGCTACGTAGAAGAAAGTATTTGCCCATGACAGGTATCGGGAGACTGTCTATGTGCAGGTATCGGGTGTTTCGACTCCGTTTGACCCCTACGCAGAGATGTAGAGACGGGTAGGGTATGTGCTATCGTTCCCTGCTTACACTTCCGGTAGGCAATACGGGCATTTTGAAATTGATATGTATAACGACAAGTGTAATGTTACGATTTTGAATGTTCGATAGTGATTTTCTTTTTTGAGGTTAGTAGGTAATAGATTTGTTTTTCGGGCTCAAGTGTGAGCTTAACTTTATTCATTTTTTTCAATAGGTAGGTTTTCCATGGTGGTGCGTGAGCATAGCCTTGGAATTTTAGAAGATATTTATTTCCAACATATAGGTTTATAGGCAGTTACATTTTTGTTGGGTTAGTTTTTTATCCATGACGGTGCGTGAGTATAGTCATGGTCATGCGGTCTACGAGCTGGGGCCGACCTGCTGGCATATCATATTCGCTGCTGAGGGAGCAGGTGAGATGGGTTCGAATCCTATAGGCTGCACATGCTTTTTTTTCATACATAAGTTAGTTAAACAATATAGTTAATAAAGTTACTTTTTAAAACGATTATTTGTGACCCGGGGCGCCGGGCAAATATGTCGTTAGTTAGGAATGAATAATCTTACATTGGTGCGTGAGCATCGTTGAAGAAGTAATAGGTTTTATCCATTTAAACACTAAAGAATTTGTTATCGGCCGGTGCGTGAGTATAGGCCGTTTTTCACTGGGAAGGCAGTCGGTGCCAGAGCAAAGGGGGTTCGAGTCCTCTCCCAGTGGCGAGAACATCGGGCATGAAGCCCGGTGAGTTAAAGAAAAAACAAGATGGAAGAGAAAAACAAGAAGGCTTCGGGCGAGAACGCAACGAAGCGGTACATGCGAGTGAAGGACATCAAGGTGACGGAGACTTCGGATCCGAAGGAGATGCTCGGGAAGTATCTGGCCGAATGGCCTAAGAAGACGTGGACGGAGGAGTTCACGGACGATGATACCGGAGAGGTGACGACTGTAGAGCGCAGAGAGACGGTCTTCATGTGGAACGGTAAGCTGACGAAGGATGCGGTGTCAAAGATCATGTTTTTCGTCGAGACGGGCGAGATCCAGAGTGTGAAGGTGTGCGACATGGAGATGCCGGACTTCAAGTATGAGCCTATGTCTGGGCTGGGTGTGTTCACGGTAGTACTGCATAGCGATTGTGAAGACAAGTGTTACTGCGTGCGTGCGAAGTGTGTGGAGGATGCGATACAGATGGCGATGGAGTACGGTGCGGTGTATCGCGGGCTGACGGGCTATGTGTATGTGCGCAGCGTGAAGATCGAGGGGTTCTATGCTGAGGATGACAGTGGCATGAAATGGGATGACTTCTACCAGGACGATGACGATGAGGAGGACGATGAGGAGGACGATGATTGGAAGAGCTATTATCGGGTGAAGGGTGTGCTGATGTACTTTGATGTTTCTCTGAACAAGGTTCATAAAGATGAGAGCGATCTTCTGCTGTCTCTGAGAGGCTTGGATGATATCGGAGGTGCGAAGAAAAAGGCGTATCTCTATTTCTGTGACAAATGGGAGAAAGCCTTGGAAGACCATGCGGGCGCGAAGCTGAGAGTGACAAAGGCTCAGCCGATGAAATTGGACACGCTGGTGCCCATAGAGTACAGCAAACAGTGGTACGAGGAGGAAGAGGAACAGTAGGACACGATAGCGGCGGAGTGGCAGGCCGGCAGGGCCACGGCACAGCCGTGGCAGACCGGACCGCTGACGCTCATGAGCGACGGGCGGCGGCTTGTAAGCCGCCGAACCGAACGGACGCAATATGCGGATAAACAGAAAAAGGGGACAAGATACAATAGTATGACGATAGATGAACTTAGGAAGCTGGCGTGGAAGGGCGGCGACGATCGCAAGTCCGGACACGAGGAGCAGGCGTTGCAGATAGGTTGCGTAAAGTGGTTCCAGCTGCAATACCCCGAGCATGTCGGGGTATTGCTTCATCCGATGAACGAGGGAACGAGGGATGGCAGGGTTCGCGGAGCCATCGGCAAGGCGATGGGTGTCCTTGCCGGCGCCGCCGACCTTCTTCTGCTCATGCCTGACACGACGGGCTCGTTCCACTACCTCACCATGGAGCTGAAGACGCAGAAGGGACGGCAGAGTGCCGCTCAGCGCGCCTTCGAGGCGAACGTGAGGAGGCATGGCGGGGCGTATGTGGTGATACGGAGCCTGGAAGCGTTCATAGCCGTGTGCAAGTGGTGGATAGGATAGAAGCCGCTGCAAAGCAGCGGCCTACGGAACCCTGCAGGGAAGCTCATAGAAGACATAGAGGCAATAGCAGCTATAGAGGCTATAGAAAAGGCAGACAGGGACATAACGATAAATTAACGACTAAAAACGAGAAAAAATGGAAGAAAATCAAAAATCGGCGCTCATGTACTTTCTTGAGGTGCGTTGCAAGCGGAGCAACAAGTTGGGCCATGCCGTGGGCGACATGGTGAAAGGGAATCTTAACAATGTCGTTGTTAAGGATTACGCACTGCAGGAGGTGATAAAATGGATAAAGACTGTCATTGACGCGAAGCGTGAGGAATTTCCACGGTGTGAGGGTGGAAAACTTGATATTCTTGAGTTTGCGGAAGTGTACCACACGCATCCATGCAAGCGAGGGAGCATACAGTTCTACGCAAAGGACAATGCCGACTATGCGGACGTGACGGTTTGCTTCACGCCTTGCGAGGAAATACGGTTTTGAGGAAGCCGCTGCAAAGCAGCGGCCTACGGAACCCAGCACAACACGGGGGAGACGATAGGAACCGGAATTTTTGACAAAATGACAATTAAGAAAGACAAGATGATGAACATTTTTAAGTATTTCTCACAGGAGGAGCGAGACAGAAGAGTATGCCGGGAGGACAACAAGCGCCTGGCACAACTGAGTAAGATGGCGGAGAAGGCTATCAACGTGACGTATCTGAACGATCATATATGGATCACGGTAGAAGGGATTCCTATGTTTCGTGTTACGAACGAGAGTGACCTTAACAGGCGCACTATAGCCATTGAGCAGGTGGAGCTCTTCATCAAGGAGCTTCGCGAGAACTGGATCTCGACGCATAAGAATGACCGGCTGGAGGCACGTGCGTGAGTGCTGATGTCAATGAGCTCTGTGGGTGGGCGGTGGCGGAAAGGGGTTAGAGATGGATTATTAACAGGATCGGACAACAGAAGGAGGTGCGAATGACGACAAAGAAAAAAAAGACGATGCAGGATATCCACGATGAGCTTGTGGAGTGCATGGTGGGGCGTGGTCTCTACGAGGAGACTCTGGAGCCTATGATATGGGATCTTGCCGCACTGAAGGAGCGGTTTGCGCAGGTGAACGAGGCGATGTCGGAAGGCCTGGAGATCAACAACAAAAGCAGGGAGGGGAAGGACAGAATAAAGGTGAGCCCGGCCGCAAGTCTGCTTGTGCCCATCGCGGAGGAAATCAGAAAGTATATGCGGGACCTTGGACTCGCAGTGGCGAAACCCGCTGGATTCGTGGGTACGGAAAAGGACCCAAGAAGCCCGGCAGGCGATAAGCTGATGAGCATGATGGCGGTGATCGGCGGGAAGAAAAAGAAAGAGTTCAAGATGACCAAGAAGGCAAAGAAGGCGGAGTGAGCATTAGGACCACGGCACAGCCGTGGCAAACCGGACGGCTGACGCACATGTTGGCGGCGGCTTATAAGCCGCCGAACAGAACGGAGCGACAAGAAGGGGCAATAGAGCGACAAAAAGCAACGGGGCGACAAGAAAGAGCAACGGGGCGACAAGAAAGGGGCAACGGAGCGATAAGAGGGGGCAACGGAGCGGCAAGAAAGGGGCAACGGAGCGATAAGAGGGGGCAACGGAGCGGCAAGAAAAGCGGCAGCAAGGACGGCGGAAACAAGCAGGGACGGCGGAAACAGGCAGGACGGCGGAAAAGATAGCAGAGGACGAGATGACGGAGGACGAGAAGGAGAAGGCGAGGGCCTGTAAGGCGGAGTGCGTGAGACGGCTGCGCGATACGGACCTGAAGGCGTACCGGTTGGGACAGATAGACAGAAGACTCAGCCAGTACGCCCGCGGACTTATCGGGCATCCGGAACGGCATAACATGTATGAGCTGCTTGCGATGGAGCGGTTTTTGAAGATGCTGGAGCGGTACACGTTCCGTATCGACAAGGCTCAGGAGTTCATTGCTTTCTATGAGCAGCTGCGGTTTTCGGGCGTGAACGGGAGACAGAGCTACCGGATGACTCCTATCCAGGTGTTTCAGTTTGCGAATATCATGGGGTTCTACACGGATGAGACGCACAGGCTGTTTCATGACGTGCTGCTGTTCGTGCCGCGTAAGTTCTCGAAGACGACGGAGGTGGCCTCGCTGGCTGTGTATGACTTGCTTTTCGGTGACCGTAACAGCCAGTGCTACACGACGGCCAACACTTATCAGCAGGCTCAGATCTGCTTTAAGGAGATCCGTGGCGTGCTGCGTGGCATGGATCCGGGGCTGGGTCACTTCAAACTGAACCGTGAGGTGGTGACGTGGAAGGACAACCCGGCACGGGAGAGCTTTGTGCAGTGTCTGGCCAATAACGCTGATACATTGGACGGCTTGAATGCGTCGGTGGTGATCAACGACGAGTACAGTCAGGCGGATTCGGCGGATCTGTACAACACGCTGACCACCTCCATGGGTATGAGGGAAAACCCTCTTGTGGTGACGATCACGACGGCGAGCGACAAGACAAACGGGCCATTCGTGGGTATGCTGGAGCACTGTGAGCGCGTACTAAGAGGAGAAGAAGAGGATGACCGAGTGTTTGCCCATCTGTTCATGCCGGATGCTGACGACGAAGAGGGCGACCCGAAGACGTGGGAGAAGGTGCAGCCGCACATGGGCATCACGGTGAAGGAGGACTGGTACAAGGACATGTGGCGGAAGGCGCAAGGGAACCGTGACGACCTTCGCGCCTTCAGGACAAAGCTGCTGAACGTGTTCGAGACGGGCACGGCTGAGACGTGGATCACAGGCAAGCAGGTGAGGGACCACATGCGCAAGGTGGACGTTGAGGCTCTGCAAGGACGGCCTGACACGGAGGTGGCGGTGGACTTGAGCGTGAAGGACGACTTCAGCGCCGTGACTTACCTGATGTTCCTCAACGATAAGACGGCTCACGTGAAGACAGACTATTACCTTCCCAGAAAGACGCTGGAGACGCACCCGAACCATGAGCTTTATCAGCGATGGGTGAGCCAGGGGTGGCTGAAGGTGTGCGGTGAGGAGACGATAGACTACCAACGGATCGCTCAGGACATCTTCGGTATGGGTCGTTGGCTACGTATCTATGGCGTTGGCTTTGACCCGAACAGGGCTCAGACGTTCCAGAACACGATGACGGCGATGGGCTGCGAGCGGTACATGAAGGTGTATAAGCAGACGAATTATTACTTTACCAAGGCTGTTGAGGCTACTGAGGAGCTTCTGCTCAATGACCGCATGACGTTTGACCCGAACCCGATCAACGCGTACTGCTTCGACAACGCTGTGTTAGACGTTGACAGAATGGAGAACAGAAAGCCAGTAAAGCGAAGCGAGAACCTAAAAATAGACGGGTGCGTGACAGCGGTGATGGCGGTCGGCTTGGGAATCGAGCAGAAGAAACGGGTTTGAGGCGAGCCGCTGCAAAGCAGCAGCCTACGGAACCCGGCGCAAGCCGAGCACGGACGGCACTATGAAGGGAACCAAACGAAAACGCACGGAGCCTTGGCCGCCGCTGAGGGCAGCGGCGCTCCCGGGGCAGCGCACAGGACGGTGGCGGATGGATAGCTGAGGAAGGATTGTAGCAAGGAACGAAAACAATAACAGACGATGGGAATCATAAAAGGCTTGAAGCGCGCCCTGGGAATGGGTGAAAACGTGACTGATGGCAGAGCATCGGAAACGGATAACGGGGATTCAGAGTTCAACCCTGTGGTCATTCCGAACGGAATATGGAATACAAACAGTGTAGACGCTGCTACGTCGGTGTGCGTGGCGGTGGTGAAGCGGTGCCTGGACATCAAATGCGGCAGTGTGGCCAGTCTCGGTCTGCATGTGTATAAGCGCAAGACGGACGGGGAACACCGCTGGTGGGAGGATGACGAGGGCGGCAGTCTTGACCGGCTGCTGTCGGAGCGTCCTAACCACAGACAGAATGCCTTCGACTTTGTTTGGGATATCGTGTACCAAAGGGAGATGAGAGGCGACGCTTATGTGATACCGGTGTATCGTGACGGATTGTTGGCGGAGCTGGTGCCCGTTCCGAAGGACTGTACGGTGAGTTATGACCGGTGGAGCAGGCTGTACACGGTGACGGACGAGAAAGACGGGATCTTCGGTGACTTTACGGAGGACGAGATCATCCACTTGAAGGGGTTCTCGCAGGACGGGTTCCTGGGACGGCCGGTGACTGAGCTGGCAGCGCGCGTGCTGACGATAGCGATGAAGACGTACAAGCGTCAGAGCGAGATGTTCGAGCCGGGAAGTACGCTGCACGGCTTCATCACGGGCGAGGGCGGCGAGGAGGTCGGCCTTGGCGGCGGCGTGAACGACGACCAGCTGAAAAGCGTGACGAACAGAATACGGGCGGAACTGATGAGCGGGTATAATCTGGCTTATATTCCGGGTACGATGAAGTTTGTACCGACGGGTATGACACCGGCAGACTTGCAGCTGTTGGACAGCATGAAGTTCCTGAACATGGAGCTATGCCGTTTCTTTGGTGTTCCTCCTACGCAGGTGTTCCAAGACTCTAACGTGAACTACAAGAGCACTGAGAGCAGTCAGACGATCTTCATGACGAGCACGCTGGCTCCTCTGCTTCGGCAGATAGAGAGCGAGATGGAGTGCAAGCTTCTGACGAGCAGCCAGCGGAAACGTATGCGGATCCGTTTCAATCTCGATGATTACTATCAGACGGACCCGACGATGCTGGCGACGAGCATCAAGAACCTTGTGCAAAGCGGCGTTCTTACTCCCAACGAGGCGCGGGAACGGCTGGGTAAGAAACCGCTCGAAGGTTATGACAAGCTGATCATCGTTGGCGGAAAGGCGATGAAGAAACAATAGCGGCCGCTGCTCAGCAGCGGCGTACAGAACAGATCCAGGGCTTAGGGGCACGGTGGCGAAAACGAGAGCGGCAAGGAATTGTAGGATATAAAGGACTTAGACGGGGAAACATTAACGAATATGGGAAAGACGATTTATAAGAGAAACAGTACCGGTGAGCTGCGGGCAGAAGGAGACGCCCGCACGCTGACCGGATATCCCATCGTATTTGGTCTGGGCAGTGTGGACTTGCCGGACGCGGAGCATGGCTGGGTGCGCGAGGTGATCGAGCCTGGTGCTGTATCGGACGAGCTGTTGATGAGTGACGTGATCTGCAACATCAACCATGACGACGATCAGATGATAGGACGGTGCACGGGCGGTAAGGGCACGCTGAGGCTGGAACGTGACGACCATGGCGTAAAGATGAGCGTTGAGGCTCCCAACACGGTTTATGGCGACATTGCCTACGAGGGAACGAAACGCGGTGACTTCCGTGGCATGAGCTTCGCCTTTTGGCTGGATGCAGACAAGGACGTGAGCTATACAAGAGAAAAGGCTGACGGCAAGGAAGTGTGGGTGAGACATATCAACAACATCAGAGGGCTGATGGACGTGAGCATCGTGACACGACCGGCTTACCCGGACACAGAGGTGGACGCAAGAGCACAGGAAGAGCCGAAAACGGATCCGAAGCCGGAAGAGAGAAGCGAGGAGATGAAGCGCGACTGGGAGCTGATCGAGAAGGCGATGAAAGGGCAATAAGAGACACTGCAACAGGGCCACGGCACAGCCGCGGCAAACCGGACGGCTGACGCGCAGAGAAGACGCGAGGACGGAAGCGGGGAACGCTGAGACGGACGGACACGAAAACGGACGGAAGAGGCGAAAAACACAGAAAGCCGGTGCCAAATTTTTGAGGAAAATAGAAATTAACGTTTTGATTATAGAACTTTAACATTAACCATAAATAGACGATAGAATGACAAGGGAAGAGTACAGAAATGCAGCGACCCGCAGAAGCGAGATCCGCAGTGAGATGAGCGACTTGCAGGGGCTTTTGGCAAGAGAGAACCGTCCGATGACGGACGAGGAGCGCAGCCACTTCAACGAGATGCGCGGCGAGGATGACCGCCTGGCGCTGGAGTGCCGCGAGTATGAGATAGAGCGCAGCATGGAGCGTCAGAACCGTGCTGCATCGGTGCGTCAGGAAGACAACGCTGAGGTGAACTTCGGCCGACTGATGCGCTCGATCGCGAGCGGCCGTGGTGTGCCGGAGGATCTGCTGAACCTTCGCGACGCAGAGGGTAATTTCCGCTTCGACTATAACCACGCAGACGCTCAGCTTCGCGACGGCGGTACAACAGCGGCAGACGGAGCCATTCAGACAGCCGACTCGGCAGCGTCGATCACCCCCATCTATGTGCAAGACTACATCAAGGAGCTGACGCCTGGCACGGTGATCGGTCAGGTAGGCGCTAAGATTCAGAGCGGCATCAGCGGCCAGTGGAACTTCCCGACGGTGAAGGGCCTGAAGGCTACCTGGTACGGCGAAAATGAGATTGTGAAGGCTCAGACTCTTGAGTTTGGCGTGAAGACGATCAAACCGCACCGCCTGCCTATCCGCGTGGACATCAGCCGCAGAACGATCAATCAGACAGCGGGTGCAGTGACGAACATCGTGACGGAGGCTATGCGTGTGAAGCATACGCTGGCACTGAACGAGGCATTTGTGGCAGCAAGTCCGGCCACCAATGCTCCTACGAGCCCGTTTGCAGGAATCTCGGCAGACAACACGATTGCGGCAAAAGGCGACATCGCTACCCTGGACCGCTCCTTGTTCCTGAATCTTCGCTCGAAGGTGAACGCCGCGAATGTGCCTGTGAACGCTCCTGCGTTTCTGATGAACTGGGACACATACGCCCAGCTGGCCAACACACCGGTAGACAAGGGCAGCGGCCGCTTTGTGCTTGACTTGCAGACCAACACCATCGACGGTGTGCCTGTTGTGGCCAACAGCCTTGTACCCAAGGGCACCGTGTATTACGGTAACTTCGGCTATGCGCTTGTGGGCCAGTTCGGTAATATGACGATGGGCATTGACACGGGATCCGTGAACGTGCTGAGCGCCAACGTGATTAGTATTGTGATCAACTCTGAATGGGACTTCTTCGCTCCTTATCAGGAGGCATTCGGTAAGATCACGTACACAACTGCGTAAGGAATAGGTCGGAAGGTTGGGCACGGCACAGCCGTGGCTGACCGGACGGCTGACGCTCATGAGCGACGAAGCGGCGGCTTGTAAGCCGCCGAACAGAACGGAGCGCACCATGAAACGGAGCGCACCATGGAACGGAACGAGCAGAACGGAGCGTACCAAGGAACAGAACGGCTTTATGGGCGACTTTAGAGGCAACTTAATTAAATATAATCTTGTTTTTTCTGTGTGGCCGTAGCGTCGGAGCGGGAGTTGAAAGCCCAGCTGCGTGCTGCGGCCACTTTTATTTGTAGGATATGGGAAAGTACATAACGACGGCGTTTCTGAGGGAGCACAGCCGGATAGACGCGGACGACGCAAGCGAGGAATACCTTGAGCAATGTATAGCGACCGCTGAGGCTGCTTTAGCGAAGGACTTACAGGTTGAGTCGCTGAAAAGTGTGGAGACACAGACGGACAGTGATGTTCTTGATCAGTATGGGGATCCAATCCCGACGGGCAGCGGAAAGCTTCCGGGTGACCTTCAACGCGCTCTTCTGATGCTGGCGGCGACGGCCTACGAGAACCGTGAGACAGAGAGCCCGACGCAGCTGCATCCGGATCCTTTTTATTGGCACTTGGTGAGACGGCATGTGAAATACAGTTAGGAGGTGAAGAGATGCGATCAGGACTGATGAATGAACGGGTGACGATATGGAGCCCGGAGAAGCAGACGGACGGCTTCGGCGCGAGCAAGACGACATGGAAGAAGACGGGACTGCGGTACGCTCGCGTGAGCTATGGCAGCAGCGGGTTCGGCGTGCAGAACGGAGAGGCGGTGTATAAGAGTCAGGTGACGTTTGCGATGCGGTACACGGATAGTGTGAAAGAATATTCCCGCATAGAGTGGGACGGGCGGATGTACCGGATCACGGGTATCGAACGGTACCGGCAACGCGGGGAAATGAAGGTCATCGGGGAACTGGTGAGTTAAGAAAGGAAACAAAGATGGCGGAAGACGTAAAAAGAACTTCTTTATCGGCGGGACTGGCGGTGTACCCGGTACTGAAAGAGGCACTGGGAGACAGCGTGACGAAGATATACCCGGTGGTGAGCGACGAGAACGCGGAAATGCCGTTTGTCGTATACAGGCGGACGGGAATCAGAAGCGAGAACGTAAAAGGATCGACGGCGTTCGATTCGAGCACGTTAGAGATCAGTGTGTTTTCGAAGGATTATGGACAAGGCGTGGAGCTCATGGAGAGAATCCGCGCTGCTCTGGAGCTGAGGACGATCAGATGCACGAAGTCGGCGCAGGGGTTTGACATGGTGGTCGGATGTACACGGATGGTGGATTGCGAGGAAAGCTGGGACGCGGACTGTTATAGGCAGGACTTGACAATTGAGTGTAAGATATAGGCGGCATGGCCACGGCGCAGCCGTGGCAGACCGGACGGCTGACGCCGGATGAGAAAAATACGGAACAATTAGGTTTAACTTTTAATATTTGAAATTATGCCAGAAACAAGTGGAAGTAGTAATACGGGAACCACCGGCTACGTGAACGGTAGTGACCTGTTGTTGAGTATCGGCGGCGCGTGCGTCGGACACTGCTCGTCTCACGGTGTTACGTACAACAGTGAGACCAAGGAACATGCGGTAAAACCTGAGGCCAGCAAGGCGAAGAGCAGTGGCTTTTGGAAGGGAAAGTCGGTGACCGGCCTGAGCATCAGCATCAGCGCCGAAGGTGTGCGTTTCTACTCGGAGACTGAAAATGGCTTTGAGCAGATTGTACCCATGTGGGGCAAGGGTCAGAGTGTGGAGGTTCAAAGCTTTGCGCGTGGCGGTGATGCCTCACCGACGTTGAAAGGTAAGTTTGTGATCACGAAGATCGAGGAGACGAACCCTGCTCAGGACGACGCAACTTACTCTATCGACCTGGAGAACGACGGGGAGCCTGACACGTATCCCGGTAAGGCTTGATGACGGACGCTGAGACCGGCGGCGGCTTTTAGCCGCCAGTCTCAACGAACGAGGCTTTGCTGGTATAAAAAAGAATGGAAAGAGAAGAAGCAAGAAGAAGACGAAAGAAAAATCAAGGATATGGAAGACGAAAAGAAAAACAAGAAGGAGACAACGGGTGAGTCTGTCAAGAAGAACTCGAAGCTGACAATCAAGATTGGGGACAGCTACTATCCATGCTATGCTACGATGGGTGCTGCTTTGAGATTCAAGGACAGAACGGGCTTAGAGGCGAAAGACATACAGCTGGACAGCATCAGTGAGACGCTGACGTATCTGTGGTGCTGCGTGAAGAGTGCGTGCAACCGTGAGGATATTGACTTCAATATGAATTTGCAAGACTTCGCGGACGCTCTGACCCCGGAGGAGATGACGGAATGGGTTAACAGTGTGGTAGCAACGGCGGAGCCATCCGAGGCTGAGGACAGCAAAAAAAAATAACGGGCGTTACAGAATTGCTCGGTTGGGCGATAGGCGTGGGCGGCATGAGTCTTGACGACTTTGTGCGGCTCACGCCTTCTGAGTTTTCAGCGGTTGCGGAGTATGTGAACAGACGAGAGGACGCACGGAGCAGGGACGGATGGGAGCAGACCCGTGTGGTGGCGAAGATGGCTGTGCAGCCTTATATGAAGAAGGACGTGAGACTCGAAGAGTTTATGCCACTACCCTGGGACGGGAAGACGGAAAGAGCGCCGGAAGTGAGCCGGGAAGAAGATAAGAAACGACTGGAAGGGCTGTTGAAGAGGATGAAAAGCAAGAAATCATAATGGCCACGGCAAAGCCGCGGCAGACCGGACGGCTGACGCACACGAGGAGCGGACTTGCGACGGCTTATAAGCCGTCGAACGGAACGACGGGAGCGAGGAGAGCAAGGACGGCGGAAACAAGCAAGGGCGGCGGAAACAAGCAAGAGACGACGGAGCGACAAGGACGACGGAGCGACGAAGTAATAATCAACAAAACAGGAAGGAGACAGACGATGGAAGTATACGACGGAAATCACCCGTATGACGGGAAAGATTTCTCGGATCTGTTGCAGGCATTGAGTCCGAGAGAACTGAAGAAGGTGCTGAAAAGCGCTTACCGAAAGGTAGGCAAGGAAGTGCGCGATGCGGCCAGACAGGCGGTGAGAAACAGCGGACTGCACGACGCGTCGAGGGTGGCGCGTGCGGTGAGACTGAGGATCTACCCGAGGGGCGGCGGATTCATGGTCACTGTGAAGCCTCACGGCAAGCAGGGCTTCACGAAGAACCGGAAAGGGTTTGAGAAACCGATCGCTATGTGGGCGGCAGAGGGCACGAACACCCGACTGCCAAGGAAAGGGCCGCACTATGCTGACATAGGGGGCGGCAGAGTGAGGAAGATTGACTACATGGGCAGGATGCCGGTCTATGACTTCCTGAAAGACGTGGAGAAACAAGGCGGGGCTATCGTAGAGAGAGAGCTGGGCCGGACGCTGGAGAACGCTTTGCCAAAGGAATAAGGGCGGCAAGGCGGGAGGGATGCGGCAAGGCGGGTGAGCCACGGCAAGGCGGGAGAGCCACGGCACAGCCGTGGCAAACTGAACGGCTGACGCACAAGAAGGACATGGGGCGAACCGCTAAAAAAGAGGGGGCTCGGCGTGGTAGTTCATGTCGGAGCCTATGCGGGCAAGGATGATACCGAGGAGCAGGACGGAGCACATGATAACGAAAAGGGCTAACGTCGGATGAAATACAAGGACACCTGCGAGGATGAACCCTATGACAACAAGCAGGAGTCCGGCGGATCCAAGCCAAGGACCGTATTTTTTGCAAGTGGATTTTTTCATGGTGTTCTCTGTTTTTCTGTTATACAACAAAAATAGGGGAAAAATTATAAATACGCAAATATATAGCAGTGAATTATGAGCAAGGACGTAAAATTTAACATACACCTGAGCGTAGACGGCAGGGATATGGTGGTGAGCGCGAAGAGTAGCGTGAAGGAGCTGGGCGCCGCTGTGGGTGCGATCCGTGGCGAGACGAAGAAGAGCACGGAAACGCTGCTGCGTTTTAACCAGAGCGTACAGGCTATCCGCAACGTCTATGGCGGCTTCCAACAGCTGACGGGAGCCATGCAGCCCTTTGTAGCGAAGGCGAACGCGGCGGCTGAGGCTCAGACGAAGCTGACGACGGTGATGCGTCAGCGCATGGGCGCAACGCAGGCGGATATGGCGGCTATCAATCAGTTAGTAGCAGCTCAGACAAAATTGGGTGTGGTAGGCGGTACGGTACAGAAGAGCGGACTGCAACAGCTGGCCACGTTCGCGAGTCAACGCAGCACGCTGATGACGCTGTTGCCTGCAATGAACAACCTGCTGGTACAGCAGAAAGGACTAAGCGCCACGAGCGAGGACGCGGTTGGTATCGCCAACCTGATGGGCAAGGCACTGATGGGCCAGGCCAGCGCACTGCGTCGTGTGGGCGTGACTCTGACACCGGCACAGGAACAGATGATCAAGTACGGCAACGAGAGTCAGAAGGCGGCAGCTTTGGCTGAGGCTATCACGGACAACGTGGGTAACATGAACCGTGAGATGGCGAAGACGGACGCTGGACACGTGAAGCAAATTGCCAACACATTCGGAGGCTTACAGGTGAAGGTGGGCCAGTTTCTGAGCCAGTATCAGAACGTGATCGCAGCCGTGGGCAACACAGGCATGGCTGTGACGGGTATCGTGAGCATCGGCACGGCGATGAGGGGTCTGATCTCTGTGACGGCAATATCGTCGGCTGCTCACCGGGTATGGATAGCGACGACGGGGGCAGTGGGTACGATGGCTGTGGCTTGCCGGAACTTTCAAGTGGAGTTGGCGGTGGCTGAGCAGTTGGAGGGCAAAAGTGCGCTTGCGGCAGCGGTGAGCACGACGGCCTTCAAGACGGCGCTGCGTGGTTTGATGACGGCCACGGTGATCGGTGGTGTGATAGCCTTACTGACGATAGGCGTGGAAAAACTGTTGAACGCTCTCGACGGCAGCGGTACTTCGACGGACAAGGCAGCTGCGGGATTGAAGAAGGTAGGCAGCGCGGCCACGGAGACGAGCTCGGCCCTGGACGACCAGCGCAGTGCGACGCTGGCCCCTCTGATCACGAAATACAAGGAGTTGCAGGGCAAGTGGGAGAAGCTGACGAGTGACAAGCAGCGCCTGAAGTTCATCAGCGACCAGAGCGAGAGCTTCCAGACGTTGGGCGTGAAGATAGGCGGCGTGAGCGATGCGGAGGACTTCTTGGTGAAGAGTACGGGGAAGGTACAAGAGGCGCTGTATGCACGAGCTGAGGCTGCGGCTGCGGCTGCTGTGGCGGCTCAGAACATGCAGAAGGCATTACAGATAGAGAGCCAGGCGAACAAGGTAGGCAACAAGGCGGTGCTTGACAAGTTTGACCTGCATCACATAAGACTGGGGCTGAACGGTGGAAAGGCCGGACTGAGCGCTGAGGACAAGAGGAAACGCGCGGAATTGGAGCGCGGGCTGGCCAACGGCAGCAAGGTGGCACACACTCCATGGGTGGACCAGCAGCGTGCTCGGGCCAAGGCCCTGAGGGAGGAGGCGAAGAAGATGCTGACGCTGCAACAACGGGATGAAACGAAGGCCCAGAAGGCGCTCAGCAAGTGGCAGGGAAGACAATACCACACCGGTGGCGGGGCTGCTGCAAAGCAGCAGCGTACGGGACACAGCGGGAAGGGCGGCAGCGTAGGACATGGTGATGTGCTGATAGCGAACCCCAACAGCGTACAGGACTGGGAGAACAACGCAAAGTACTACACGAACGCACTGGATAAATGCAACGTGGGTGATACAAAGCGTATTGAGAGCCTGCGAAAACTGAGAGACCAGGCACAGAAGACGGCCGACGATCTGAAATTTGAGAACGAATATGGCAGGCTGGAGAACTTCGACCCAAACAAAGGCGAGAAGGTGAATCCTCACGAGACGGCCGACGGCTACCTAAAGACGCTGCACGAGGAGCTGAGTAAGGCGAACGGCGAGGTAGAGAACGCGCCTACGATAGAGGCGATGGTGAAGGCTGAGGCTAAGCGTGACAAGATACAGGCAGAGATCGACGCTGCGACAAAAGGGGAGGTTACGATCAAGGCTGATGTGGAACCGGAAAGGATTGTCAAGGGTAGTCTGGCGGATAAACGGCAGAGCTACTCTAACGCTCAGCAACGGGCGTCGAGGATCCAGGGCGACTTGGACGCGGGAATCATCGACACGGGCGAGGCTCAGCGGCAGATAGACAGCATCAACAAGGAACTGCAAGGACTCGACAAGAACTTCAAGCCTATCAAGATAACGGTGGACACGAGCGACGTGGACAAGAAGAAGGCGAAGATGGAGGCCGCGACGGACAGTGTGGAGCAAATGGGGTCAGCACTGGACCAGTTAGGCGACTCGATAGGTGTGCCGGAGCTGAACGTGGCAGGTACGATGGCGCAGGCCATAGCGACGATGGTGGCCGGATACGCGACGGCAACCTCTGAGAGCGCAAGTTTGGGACCTTGGGCGTGGATTGCGTTTGCGGCAACGGGACTGGCTCAGCTGGCAGCAATGATCAGCTCGGTGAAAGGGTTGGCAGGCAGCTATGCCACCGGCGGCGTGGTAGGCGGCAACAGCTACTTCGGTGACCGGCTGACGGCACACGTGAACTCGGGAGAGATGATTCTGAACAGACAGCAGCAGGCGAGACTGTTTGCGCTGGCCAACGGTTTGTATATGCCCAGGGAGACGATGAGGCCAAGAGTGAACTTGGCAGGACTGGGGCAGATAGGCAGTCCGGGGGTGCAGGTCACAGTGGACGGAAGACTGAAAGGCAGGGATATCGTGCTGGCGGCAAGCAATGTCAGGAAAGTGGACGCTAAGACGGGGAAGCGATGGGAGTAAGACAATAGGACCACGGCACAGCCGTGGCAAACCGGACGGCTGACGCTCATGAGCGACGGGCGACGGCTTGTAAGCCGCCGAACAGAACGGAACAACAGAAAAGGACGAGGAGGGCAGCGAGAAGAAAGACAGGGCGAAAGGGGCAGCGAGAAGAAAGACAGGACGAAAGGGGCTGCGAGAAGAAAGGCAGGGCGAATGCGCTGCGGGAAGGAAAGCAATAAAAAACAAGAAAAAGGAAGAGAAGCAATGAAGATATACGGGGAATTTGTAAACAAGAAAGGAAAGCCGGTGAGCGTGACAGTGGAGGCATCGGGCACTGGGAAAGACATAGAGATCACGGATGGCGGGGACATACAGTTCGCGGAAGACGATACGGTGACGACATCGTGCGGACTGAATGACCTGTTCGATGTGGTGCAGAGCCATTCTTGTACGCTGAGGCTGGAGACGAGACGGTTTGTGAGGGAACTGTTTGCAAAGGGAGTGCACTCGGCAAGCGTGAGCGTGAAGGAGGACGGCAAGAGCGTGTTTGAGGGGTGGCTGGAGCCTGGGACGTACTCTCAGGACTTTGTAGAGCTCTATGATGACCTTGAGGTGAACTGTGTGGACTGGCTCGCTTCTCTGCAATATACGAACTTCAGGAAGGTGGGCAGCGGCGTGGCTTACTCGACGGCAAAAGCCGGAGCAACGACGCACACATTTTTGAGTCTGATCACTGAGGCCCTGGACTATGCGAGCGGTGACAAGAGCTGGCAGCTGTGGTACGACGGGAGTAAGAGTCTTCCGGGAGGCAAGGGCTCCGCACATGTGCTGGATGAACTAAGTGTGAATGACCTGACATTTCTCGGTGATACGGAAGATGACGTGATGACGTATCAGGGCGTGGTGGAGAGCGTGTTGAAGTACTTGGATCTGCACGTTGTGCAATATGGGACGGATATCTACCTGTACAGCTGGGAGACGCTTCGAAAAGGCGCCGTGACGTGGACATTGCTGCACGGTACTGGATCGGCGGCAGAGGGCGGCAGCGTGACGCTGACGGAGAAGACGGTGAGCGATACCGGACAGCAGGTGGACGTGGGCGAGACCTACAACCTTCTGAGCCTGAAGGTGAGTCCGACATTCATTGACACGTTGGTGGACAGTCCTTTGGGCGATGACAGCACACCGGCCTTCAGCGCAAGACAGAAATATGTGACGGAGTACGTGGCAAAAGGAAAGGGACATGATGCCGCTATGGGGTTCAAGGACTTTGTGAGTGCGGGAACGAGCTCCTACAAAGACGGCAGCGTTACTGACTACTATGTGAGAGTGAAGCGTGCGACGGGCTGGAGGTTTGGCAATGCGGGTGTGGATTGGAAAGAGAAGTACTGCGCCGACGGCAGTCACCAGGAGAAGTTGCTGAATCAGCTTGCGGGTTCGATAGGCTCGCAGCTGGTGAGCGTGGGTAAGGTGACCCTCAAATCGGACAACAAGGACAACACCCCTTCGGCTTCCTCGATCACGATGGAAAACTATTTGGTGATCAGCGTCAACGGTAACGAGAAAGACGACGATAGCACGGCTGAGCCATCGACGGATGCGGTGCGTGCGGCCATGCCCGTGGCGGTGTACGACGGAGGTATGAGCGGTGGTGTGTATAGTCCGGCCGATGACGGGATGAAAAATTATCTGGTGATCAGCGGCAGCATGATCCTGAATCCGGTGCTGCATACGGCAGGGTATAGCCTCGGTGTGATGGGTCCATGGGTGTATGACATACCTATCGGAGAGGTGCGGTCGAATAGTGGTAAAATTACGGCCAACGGGTCGGTGCCCGGGCGCGACGGTGACCGCTATGTGATCTTTGACTGGTGGAAGGCGGCACAGGCTAAAGACGCTGTTACGGAGGATCTCGACCCGCAAGGAAGCGGAAGCTACAGCGTGGGATGGAAACCGTGGACGGATGACGGCCCGCAGCAGTATGAGTTCAAATATTCGGCGGTGGGCGACGGCACGGACCAGGTGAGTAAGGTGGGAGTGATAGACTGTATGTTGACGATCGGCGACGGGCAGAGCAAAAAAGTACTCGTAGAGAGCAAAACAGGCGATGGCCGCCCCGAGGATTTCAGTTGGCAGCCATATAAGGAGAAGGGTAGCTGTACAGAAGACGAATACTATGCGCAGACATTCTCTATAGGTTTCGACCCGAAGATCGGAGATAAGATTATCGGTACAGAATATCAGATAGGACGCAATTTTGACTTCAATATGAATATCAGCGAGGATAACGGTATGGCAATTCCTTTGCCTTACGAAGCTCACTTGCATGGCAGCGTGCACTTAGAAATACTGGGTCCAGTGCTGTGGACTTGGAACGAAGTCACGCGCAGACATCCGACAATGTTCCGGCATACGAAGTGGACGGAGAAAGACATCCCGCTGATGGCCCACGTGAGCAGCATATTGTTGAAGGATCTGAGGATGACGATATGCTCGGACAGCGACCAAAGCGACAACGGAGACAGTGACATCATCTACATGAGCAGAACGGACGAGAGCTTCTATAACAAGAAGGACGATTTGGAGATGAAGATTCACTCGGGATTCACGAGTAGCGAGTGCCAGAAATACCACTTGAAGACGTCAGCGTGTGTGGCGAGTGTGACGAAGACACAAGGCGGTGACATGGTGCTGAGCATACACGATGAGAACAGCGGAGAGAACGGTAAGGCGGAGAAACTGTATGTGAACGCTTACTACCAAGCGCTGCATGTGCCGCGCGTGGCACTGACGGCTAACGTAGAAGAGGAATATGCCAAGCCTTTCGGTCAATACACTCATCCGGCGCTGGGACCGCTGTATGTGGAGAGCATGGGTGCGAACCTGAAGGACGGGACATGCACGATGAGGCTGATGGAGAAATAGCCGGTGCCAAAAATAAACATGGGGAGGGGATAGTAAAGTATCGGCAATAGGTATGATAGACGTAGAAATTGTAAAGAAGCCAAGAAATGGCACGAAATCGAGCGGTGTGGTGTACCACAGTACATTGACAGACGCGAAATCGGCAGATATGGCCAAGGTCGCAGATAAAGCGAAAGAGGCTGACCACGCTGTTGAGTCTGACCACGCAGTTGAGTCTGACCACGCAGTTGAGGCTGATCACGCAAAGAAGGCGACAGACCTCGACGGCACTGCCCTCGACCAACTCAACGACAAGTACCTGCGCAAGGACAAGGACGACACAACAAAGCACAAGCTTACGATGGGCGAGGCCGAAGTGACGGGCGAGGCTGTAATTAAAGACCGGGCAAAGAGTGACGACTTCGATAACCATGCAGGCTTCCCTTTTGGTAAGGGATGGGCAGCCATCAAAGATGATGGCAGTGAAAGTCACGCGTCTATGCTCGAAGTGGATAAGCTTTTTGTCCGTATGAAGGCTTATTTTGCGGAGTTGGAAATCCGCAAAATAAGTTATCTCGGTGGTAACTATGTGTTCTCGTCTGGCGGAGGGAAGATTTACTATATCGAGTGGCTTGATGGCAAAGGGAAAATTCTCGAACAGACGGAGGCTAACAAGAGCCTTGTCTACACGTTCCGTTGTTATCTCTACTCGGACGATGGTACGACGCGGACAATGAACTGGTTCCAGGTGGATGACCAGGTGCGTTGTCAAAACTTTGGCGACTTGTCTAAAGATGCCAAGGCCGCCAACGGTGTGATTACGGCTACCGACTATACGACGCATTACTGGTGGCGCAGGGTGAACGCTGTAGGAAATGGTGTGATTGCCGCAAAAGGAGATGACAAGGCTTATCAGTATATCGACTTCCTGAATACGGAAGGTCAGTATGGTGCTGACAGCGATTTCCCTGAGATTGACGACGCGATGGTGCAGTTCGGCAACTGGACGACGGTATCACGGCAAGGAGTGATTATGATTGTTGTCACGGGTGACGACGCTCCTGCTATCATTGAGTGGCAGGATGTCGGAGCCAATGGCAAGCACTTCACCATGCCTGAAAATGAGTACACACGTCTGTCACCTCGTGGCGATGGCAATATCATTCGTGGTAAGTTCCTCTCGGTGTCTGGTACGACGACGGACAACACAGGAAAGTCGTTAGATGATCAAATCAATGCGCTCGCGGACCATCTCAATGACATCAAGAATCAAGCGGATAAGAAGTTCGATATCTGGTTCAATGGCGGCGAGCCGCATCCGAACAGCGCGACGGACAAGGTGACTAATACCCCTGCATCCGACTGGACCACGGATGCGGAGAAAGCCCTACATGCCCAAGACTTATACTACGATACGGACAAAAACCCTGCATCAAAAGGCGGTAGGGCATGGCGTTGGATGGCGCACAACTCAGATTCTACCGTCTCCTACTATTGGGATGAGGTGACAGACAAAGATACCATTGACGCGCTTGAAAAGGCCGCTGACCTGCAAAAGCAAGTGGACGACATCGTTTCGGATGGTGTCATCAGCAAGGGGAGCGAGAAGAGCGAGCTCTTGATAGAGTGGCACAAGGCTGTGGCCAACTATGAGAAGTACAAGGAACAAGCGACGGACTACGCGCTGCTTGATGACGACGTGTGGAAGAAATACGATCATGCGTTCTTTGCCGTGGGCACGATGCTCAACAACGGCATGATGCACGACGACGGCACGATGCTCGACGACGGCACGGCCTACACGGAAGAGAACCTTAAGGATGGTGTCACCCCTGCCTGGCTCGACATGACTGTGGACACGGTGTTAGCGAACACGCCCACGTTGAACGCAGCCACGTACAGAAACACTTGGAATGACTACTATACAACTTTTGCTGCATTGCTGAAGCTCATATCGTCCAAGACCAAGGACCTTGCCGACAACGCGCAGAAGAGTGCGGACGAGAAGGTACAGACGTTCGTCATGGAGACGGTGCCGGACCCACCCTACAAGAAAGGCGACATGTGGATACAGACCGGCAACGGCAACAACGTGATGATAAGCCTTGCGGACAGAGAGAGCGGCGACACAACGAGCAGCCTTGAACGGCTGGGAGACTGGACCGACCTCTCGGAGCTGTCTACAAAGCAGGATCCACGCATCCAGCTTGCCATGCTTTGCGACAAGATATACGAGCTGTCTGGAGGTTATATTCAGAACAACGGGAAGATTGCTGTGGTGTTCTCCAACAAGCAGCCATCGTCTGCTGCGAATGGAGATTTGTGGTTTGACGGTACCAACCTGCGCAGGTACATCTCTTCTTCATGGTCGATTATCGACTCTGACACCTACGTGAGGGCGTTCAAGACGGTGTTTGACATCGTTGGCCAACAGACGCTCACATGCTTCAGTTCCGTGCAGACACAGAACATGAAGCTCTACGACCTTGTGCTGCGAAATATCAAGTGGCACGACCCATTCAAGGATGAGAACGTGGATGGCAATGTGGAGGTGCTGATGTACAACGGCAAGAGCTGGGAGACGCTGAAAGAATGCACGCAAGCCATCATCAACAACCTCGGTGACGAGATCAGGACAGTTGTGTTTGGCTCGGATCACAAAGGTGCTGTAGATGCAAGTGGATTGGTCACTCGAACGATGTTCAATAAGCTGTTTTCGCAAAAGGTGCAAGACGGCAAAGTTGTTACAGAAAGCACCATCTCAACATGGCTTGGGGATAACGACTACCTCACTGGGGCCTCTATCAAGGCGTGGGCAAAGGGCGATGACAGCGGGCTTGTCAAGAGTGCGACGCTTGACGCTTACGTGAAAAAGGTCAGCAATGGCGATGGCACATACAGCTTGGAGAGCGACATCGATATATCTGCGGAGAGGATCAACTTCGTTGGAAAAACCATTATCAACAACAAGTTTTGGGTTGACACTGATGGAAAGGTTTATATGGAAGATGCAAACATCAGCGGCACCATCAATGCGACACAAGGGTATATTGCAGGTTTCAAAATATCGGGTTCGTATATCGGATTGAATCAAGACTTTGGGAACGGAACAAGTGGAATGTGGCTTTCTGACACAGAAATAGGTTTCAATGATTATTCGGGCGATAGACAAGCTATATTCGGTACTTGGAATAATTTAGGAAGTGGCCAATTGTGCAGGATGTATGACACAAAGAATAGTCTCCTGCCAAAGCTTGGCATGTCGATAAATGTAAATAATTCCGTTTCTGAAAATACAGCTATCGCTCTTTTGGGAGGTAACATATCGGGTTTTGCTATGAAGACATTGTCATTAGGCTTGGACTCCTACACAAACTCAACGACAGAATTTAACAATCTAAAACTCGGGGAAGCGCAAAAATATACTTTAGAACGTGGGGTAAATGCTGTCATAGTTCATACTCTGTTCTATTGGAGAGAGAAGTCAACTGATGACTACCAAAGCAAAAATCACGATATGTACATAACGCTCCCGGATGTCACGGATGCAGACGATGGCCATGTAATCTTCATAAAAAGAGGGAAAAACGGTAGTAAAAGCCCAGGCGAAATAAGAGTGTACCCAGGAAAGTACACTCAGCTTGTTACTCACTCTTCGGGAACATACAATATTAGCTATACAAAAGAAGATAATATGACATTCATCAACTACAATGCAGGAGATTTCATAACTGGAGTGATGAGCAATGGTTCTATTGTAGCCGATTATCTCAATGTGAGTAGTGATGGTGATGCTATGACGTTCATATTCTTCAAGTCGCTGTCTGTAACACAGACTATTAATAATACTAAAAAGACATTCAAGGGCTGTTGGGTGCAGTGGAAGAATCCTCGTGACTGGTAATAATTATAGAACTATGAAGATTATAGAAAACAACATATTGCCCCCTCGCGGCTACAAGGCCACCATCATCCTCAACATGATATTCGTGAGGTATGGTGTGAAGCTGTCTGATCAAGGTGCGTGGTTTTATCTCGACGTGCGAAAGCATTACTCATGGACTCACTTTTTATAATTCTAAGATATATGGCAAAGATTAATTTCACAAAGTTCAAGGTTCCAGTTTCGTTCAACGGGGGCGAGAAGGTATTCAGCATTGGAAAGGTGTTGGGCAACGCGATGAAGTACACCGGTTCGGTAGTCGGCGACATCGGCTTTGACAAGCTGGCCGAGACCATCTACTTCTCAGACGGTCCGGTGGAGATCCCTGCCGAGTACATTCGCCCGATGATGCAGGTAATCAACGACGGCCCTTTCATGGCCACAATCAAGAGGGAGCTGATAAAGCAGCTCAATGGCAATGGCTAAGGAGAAGATAAGTTTCATCGTAGACAAGCGGGAGGTGGTCAATGGTCACGTGAAGTTGACTATCCGCATGTTGGCATCAACCAAAGAGCAGGTGTCGACGAATGAGCTTCCGATTATTCTGAACGCCCTTTCCGCCAGTCATTACATGAACCCTCAGTCACATGTAGGCTTCACCTACACCTTCCCGTTCCCCTTGTCACAGGGCTTCGGTTTCCCCTATGTTTTTGATATGGAGTTTGAGAAAGAAGGTATGTTAACACTCACATAAAGTACGACTATGGCAAAATTGAATATAGTAACGAAAAGGGATGGCGACTTTCTCACATCCACGGAGTTCAACGCCGTGGTCAATGCTATCAATGCAAATGCAACTGACATCAACACTCTGCAAACAGGTCAGAGCAATATGAGTAAAACTGTCTCTTCAGTGCAGAAGGCGCAGAACCTGCAAGGGCAGGACATCAAGACGCTGAATGCCAACATGGTGAAGATGGTCACGCTGACACAGGAGGCTTACGATGCACTTGTTGCGGCAGGAACCGTTGACGCAGACACTTACTATAACATCTTAGAGGAATGATATACAAGGGTGGCATAGAAATGAGTGCCCGCTATTACGGCTTGAAAGCTGTGACGGCGGTGTATAAGGGAGCAAAGCTCGTGTGGGAGGCCGTGAGTTCCTGCTTTGGGAGCGGCATGTGGCTGAGCGAGAGGGCGTGGAAAGACACGGACGGGTGGAAGGACTGACCTTTCGCCGCTGCGGAGCAGCGGCCTACGGAACCCAGCGTGCCACGATGGCGCATAGATAGAAAGAGACAATAAACAAAGAATAAAGGATAGATAGATATGGTAAAGATAAAGGTTAGCGAGGCGAGGGGTGCGAGGATAAAGTATTTGCAGGACGACCCTATACCTGATTTGAATGCGAGCTGGCAGGTAGACGGGGAGACCGCCTATCCGGGCAAGCGTGTGGAGGAGTTTATTAAGCGGCAGTTCCGCGGCAAGGTGGGATATGTGTACCGCACGTCGGAGAAGCAGGACGACGGCAACTACCACTTGCAGTTCTTCGCCACGGAGGAGGACTATAACACATGGGCGGCTGACAAGGAGGCTCATTCCGAGCTGCTGCTTGGTGATGTGGTGCTGCCCGAGGGCGGCGGCGGTCAGATGACAGCCTCGTATTATGATGGTTTATACACTAATACGGGTACGTCGGGATATGTAACCACGGACGGCACGTTTAAGGTGGAGATACGTTTCACGAGCCAGCTGCACAACCCCGTGAACAACACCGACGAGGACACGGGCAATACGGGCAATTTGGTAATTCAGCGAAGAGCGTCGTTTAACGACAGCTGGCAAGTTGTCGGCAAACAGGCTGTTTCGAGCATCAATGCCAGCGAGACAACGAAATGGCAGACTATTGATTTGAGCAAGTATCTGTTGGACGGCACGCAGGATATTCGTATGCAGGTGATTGACGATACAGCCAGTGTGAAGACACGGTATATCCAGTTTAACAATATTGTCAAGACCAATCTTGGTTTAACATTCGCAACGGAATGGTGGCGCTCGATGACGGACGTTATCAGTCTTGCTTATTATATCAGTGGCGCAGTGGATAAGACACTGCATATTCAGATCAGCGGTGACGGTGGCACGAGAAGCTTGGAATATAAGATCGGGAATACGGTGTACACTGATACTCCTTGGACTGTATCTGTAGGAGACACGGACACCGATGCCGTGAAGGTGCTCACACACGGCGTGCACAAGATTGATGCGTGGCTGACCGTCGGCGACAGCACAACGACGGAGCACGTACAGAGTCAGGTGTTCGTGAAGAAAGACACGGCTGACACGAAGAGCTATCTTGTCATCAACGGACTGCTCGGCAAGGTTGCCAACTATACCGACGCGGAGCTGTTCGACTATGCCGTGTTCACAGCCAACGACGCGTCTATCGACGTGAACGTTACAGCCACTAACTCTAAGGGGACCGTCAGCTACGGCAAGAATACGATTAAGAACGTCGCTCCGGGCGAGAAGCACGCCTACAACAACATGTTAGAGGTGGACGGCGAGACAGCAAAGAGCGTTACCGCCTACCTCAGCTTCACGGACGGAGGCGGAGCATCGATAGCCGACAAGGTGGCCATCATGGTTGACAACAGCGTGAACTTCGCGCCTACGGCAGGAGCTGACTTTGTACTCAATCCTAAGAGCCGCAACAATGATGAGGCTGATGCCAAGAGTATCATCAACGAGGCAAACAAGGCAGCGGTGACGTCTACATGGACGGGTTTCTCGATGACCAGCGACGGCTGGGGCACGGACGACAAGGGAGTGAAGTGCCTGAAGATACCTGCCGGTGAGAGTGTGAGCATCGACTATGAGGCTTTCAGCGGCTTTATGGGAAGCAAGGCGCATACGGACTCACTGACGGTGGAGTTCGACCTGATGATCAGCCATATCAGCGACGAGGACGAGCCGCTGATACAGATGTGCAGCTACAACACCGTTGACGGCAAGAAGATCCCGGTGGGCCTGTTGCTGAGGGGCAAGACGATGGTGTTTGCCACGGCGGGCAAGACAACACTCTACCATCAGGATATTCACTTGGAAGAAGGTGTGAGGACGCACATTGCGCTCAATATCGTGTACAACCTATACAATAAAGGTGTGAACTACGTCAAGTTCTTCATTAACGGAGTTTGCAACAGAAAGTTTGAATATGATGCAAGCGACACGTTCGTGCAGTACGTCGACGGCAAGCAGACCTCGCAGGGCATCCGCTTGGGAGGTAAGGGTGCAGACCTCGCCATCTACGGCATGAGGGTGTACAAGAAGGCACTCGGAGTGAGGGACGTGATGCAGGACAGTCTGGGCCATCTCGGTACGGCGAAGGAGAAGCGTGACTTCCTGAGTCGAAACGACATTTTGAACGACGACGGCAGTATCAGCTTCAGTAAGACAAGGGCAAAGTACAATACGTTGTGCTATACGGGCAAGATTACCAGCTACTATGATAAGACAACACGCGATAACGGCATTGATGTAGAAATTCATATCCAGGGCGATCCGAAACATAGCGGCGTGCTCAACAACATGAGCGACAAGGGTCAGGGGTCGTCCTCTAAGGGCTATCCAGTATGGAACCAGCAGCTTGGCTTTAACGAGGGTAGTAAATTCGTGTCTGAGGACGGAACATTGGTCATCGACGGTGGTTATCAGCTCGACGACACCGTGCCCGTATCGACGAAGAATGTGGACAAGCGTAATTATGCATCGTCGATGCAGAGCCACAAGATGGGAGCTACAGCCTTGTTCAACGATTTGTGGAAAAAGGTTGTGGGCGGCAACTCCATCACGAAGACAGCAGGCTATGAGAAATGTCGTGTGGCGGTAAAGGAGAAGCAATTCCTTGTGTTCCAGCGCGACACGGCAGACAGTGAGCCGAAGTTCATAGGCTTTGGCACGTTCGGTTCCGGCAAGGCTGACAAGCCCACGTTCTGGGGAGACAAGAAAAAGTTCCCAGAGCTGCTGATGATCGAGGGCTCTGACAACGGCCGTCCGCTGACGCTGTGCCAGGTTCCTTGGATGTCGGACGAGGTGACTTACGATGCGGACGAAGAAGGATGGCTCTATGACGGCAATATCTCCTGGGACTACGACATGGGCACCATAGAGGAAGGAGCCGCCGAGCCAAAGAATATAGCGTATTTCCGTAACGCCTTCACGCAGGTATTTCTTCATGCCATTGCCATAGAGCCGCACGAGGGAAATTTGACATCGCTGAAGGCAGACAAAACGCTGAACAAGGCAAAGATGTACTGGATAACGGAAGACGAGGGCACGCACAAGAAGTACGACCTCTTCCGTTGGGACTATCTCACAGAAGACTGGGTGAACGCGTCGGCCACGAAGACCAATGGAGTGTATGACCGTCTGAACCTTAATGAACAGTGCGGCGGCGTAGGTAGCGGTGCCGACTGGGAAGCCACGAACAAGCTGTTCATCGCCAAGCGCATAGAGTGGGCACGGAGCGAGGACGGACTGAAGAAGTTCTTCCAGATGGACGACACCCTGTTCCACAAGTGTTTCATCAAGCTTATCGCGGCGAGCGACAACCTCTGCAAGAACACCTATCCATACCTTGACCCAATAGAATTTCTGATACGGTGGATTCAGGACGATCTTGACTCGATTGGCAAAAATAACAACGTTGGCGATAACACGAAGACCTACCACGTTGAGGAACAGGACACCGTTGCCAACGGGCGGCTGAAAGATGGCGAGGACGGCTGGAACGGAGCCGACAACAACTTCTTCAACCTTTTAGAGGCGGCCTTCCCGGCAGAAATGCGCGCAATGATGAAGCGCATTCTCA